TCTTCCAATGAAGAGGCCCACAACAGATCCAAAGTCCTGTTGCACAGACACAAGGAAATCTCCTCCATCGTTAACGAATCGACTCTCGACATCTGCGTTGACTTGAGGAAAAGTAAGAATGAATGCTGAGGAACGAGCTCTGAACCTGCGTTGGGAAGGCATTTTATGGTCAAAAGGGAGCGACTAATGTTATGCTCCCTTTGACCTTTGACCTTTGACCCCCCTATTATAAATAGGTCGGTCACCCCCTCTCGTGAGGGATTTTTCGACCAACCACAAAAATCCCGCAGCACCGCCCCCCTTGGCAGCCATGGCATACGGACGATCTCGTTATGGGCGACGCCCGAGAACCAATCGCTTCAACCAGCGTCGTATGACGCGTAAGCGATCTACTTTACGTACCAATCGCAGAAGAACATTTACCCGAAGGAGGAGGGGAGGAAGAATGACGAGTCGACGTGTGAGGAACATTGCAGCTCGCAAGAAACAGGATACTCTCTTTGGTGTGACGGGGCCAGTTTCTAGTGGTCCAGACCAAGCCAGTATCCCCCCTGGTGTCTCATTTTTCCTGCATAACGGAACCTATCGGCTGTACCAGAATCATGACAATGATCATGTGCGTACCACACAGACCCCCTATTACGTCGGAATCAAGGATCGTGTTCAGCTCTCATGCACGTTCCCCTACACCCACCGACGTGTTTGTTTCTGGACACATGAACAAATTCTTCTCGGGCAGCCATACAACTTCCCCGACGAAGTGGACCCCGATGAGAACCCCTCTTACATGCGTCGGAATATTACGCAATTGAATCCTACTTTGTCGGATCAAGCGGCAGTGTTAGAGTATCTATTTAAAGGTACTCTGAATACGGACTACTCCGCATCTACTCGTCCAATCACACCTTTCGACTCGAAGCGTGTTGTTGTTGTTTACGACAAGACATTCCAAATCAACCCGCATATTGGTGTCGCAGACCCGAGTGCGTCATTTGGCGGCAAGATTGTCAATCGCCGATTTTGGCATCCTATTCGCAAGACCATCTCATATGATGAGGATGAAGACGGTGCTGCTGTTGGCCCCCAACAACCTGGGTATGCCTCGCGCAACCCTCGTTACCCTGGTAACTTTTACATAATGGATATTTTCTCGACTGGGCAGAACATCGAGAATCCTGAAGGAACTGTTGGAACATTCACTCCTGAGACAACGACTTATTGGCATGAGACTTAATCAATTACGTAACAGAATTGTCGATCAACATGGATGATGAAACAATTTAACTTTAGCCAAGCATAGTCCACCCCTTTGCATGTGCAAGGGTCGTCATTCATTAGCATGATACTTGGCTTACCCCAATGAACTGTCTTCTTTTTACGGTACTTGTCCGTAACCGTAAACTCCTTCTGTGCACCTAACCACCCCTTGTAGGCCGGGAAGAACTCAAATCCTCCCTGGATGTCGTCGAACACGGCGTATTCGGCTGTGTCGGATAAGGCGTCCAGATTGAATTGGAGGTTGAAATATGCGTGTCGTCCCAGACTTCTGGCGTAAAGCGTCTTTCCGGTTCGACTTGGGCCCCATAATACAAGGCTTCGTACTCTAGGATTTAAATTAGCGCCACCAAAGACCGAATCTGGATGAGAAATGGCGCCCTCGAGAGGGGGTGGGGGGGCCCGCCACCGAAGGTGGCTGCGAGCGGAGCGAGTCGGGGGGACCACCCCCTCGACGGGCAAGATACGTACCGTTCGCTGCTGGACTGGCCGATATTGGCCTGGCGTTTCCATTGGTCCAACTCTGACCCTCCCCACTGATCAAGTTGCTCTCCTCGGACAACAACGGAGGGGCTAACGTAATCCGGCACGATCGTCGGGAACGCATACTCGGCGTACGCGAGTATTCGATCGAGTGAAAGCACCCAATCGCGTGGAGCTTCTGCACGTACTGCTGCAAGAAACGATTCTTTGTCGCTAGAAGCGACGATACTATGCCACCTTCCCGCAACATCTCCAGAAGCATTGCCCCTCTCAGGTGGGGCTTCACCATGCTCGAAAACGACGTCTCCGTCCTTGGTGACATAGTCGTATACCTTTCGAGGAGTACTTCGTACCGATTTGATGTTGCCGTGAGCTCCGAAATAGTCGAATGCGTCGGGTCGGTTGACAGTGACAGGCGACTCAAAGCTAACAAATACGTGGAAATGCACACCTCCATCTTGGTGGAGTTCTCTTCCAATGAAGAGGCCCACAACAGATCCAAAGTCCTGTTGCACAGACACAAGGAAATCTCCTCCATCGTTAACGAATCGACTCTCGACATCTGCGTTGACTTGAGGAAAAGTAAGAATG